GCACCACTGGCATAAGCAGATGGCCATACATCGTAACGAGCCTTAACCTTGTGGTAACAAGCATCCTTCTTACCTGCAGCCTCATCGAACTGTTCTTCTGTAAGTTTTTTACCTACTAACTCTTCTAACTTCATCTTTTTCTCCAAATGCTTTTTTACCCCAAATATAAGAAACCTTATCGTCTTTTATAGGACCACCTTTTGCCCAAGTATTACAAGACCTAGCGGAATGACACTTGAAATGGTGCATCCAACAATATCCTAAAACACCCGAGTCATCCGATACCTCACCTGGCATACACTCCAACATTCTTGGTGAAACATCAAATGCTGTACAATTACCACACAATGATGTCCTAGCTGCTTCCACAGATGTGTTCCATTTTTCAGCAACCTTTTCCCAATAGTCACCTGGCTCATCCGTGTTAAGAGGACCATAGTTATGATTCTTTACCGTAGAATCCCTATTCTTTGTATTGAGGTCAACATCTTGGGTTGCTGGTGGACACTCTTTAAATTTTTGTTCTAATAAATCTATTAGTCTAATCACGATTTCTTCTTACCTCTTTTCTTCGGTTTTGTAGAAACCATTATTGGTTTTTTACCACCACCTTTCAATGATGATGTTCCACCTCTTCCAGCTTTATTCTGTGCTGCTCTCTTTCTACGAGTAGCACTGGCTTTCTGTTTCTTTGTCATACGAGCAGCTTTACTTGCTGGTACACATTTAGCATATCCTCTTTTCTTACCACTTGTACCACAAGGTGGATGTCCACCACCCTTTTTCTTCTTACCAATGTTCACCCATCGGTCTGAAAACCACTTCTTTAGATTTTCATCCACGATGTTTCCACAATTAATACAAGTGTTTTCATCTACTAATTGATTAAGTGCTTCTTTAAATGTTATCATTTTCCACTATGTTTTATTTCGGTTTCTAAAAAACCTTTTAAAACACCTCGTTTATATAGAGCATTATATGCTGATTCAGGATCACCCTTTTTAATATAATTAGTTACCTCTTTGACATATCTTTGAATACTACCTTGCATTTGTTTTCTAGTCATCACACCAAAGCCAGGAATCTGAACCTTTGCATCCAAAGGGGTTTCCACACCTTTTTTTGGTGATGTAAGTTTTGCTTCCCTTACATACTTTACCAATGACTTTAGACTTATCATTTTGTTACTTTTTTAACCTTTTCAATTGAACGACCAGCAAAGTAAGCAGCATATACGGTCATCAATAATGTTTGATAAACAGGCACATATGCCTCACCTATTGTAAAATCACCAGCGTTACCATCAAATACACTCAACACCACAAACACACCTGTTAGAAAAATCAAGGTCAATGGTCTGATATTTTTACTCAACCAACTTCCGTGTTTTAAATCAGCCTCCCAACGAGCAGATACTTGAGCCTGAGCAGCCTGTTCGGCTTGTATCAGTATGGTTTCTAATTTTTGTTTTGCTTCAGCCTTTTCTTCACCTGACATATGTAGGTCGTCAATGATTGCTCCTACATCCTTGAGTGTATCTCCACCCAATAGTGAACCAGCTGCTTTTGTTATTCCACTAAGTAATCCCATAATTAATCATCCGCATGTTCTAATAGTTTTGTATCATCCTCGGCATTGTTGAACCAAAAGTCAATGACCTTGGCAAACGAACCTACGAATCCACCCAACATCAATAGTAATATTTCTTTCCATCCACTCTGAACATCCACACCATTACTCATGAAGTAAATCATAAGAGCCAATATCGTGGAGAATAGAGCAACAACCGATATACTGATGTACCATTTTTTGTTCTGTCTGAATTTTATTATATCAATCAACTGTTGGTTGATAGCGTGTTTCTGATCTTGTATGTGAAACTCGTCAATTACTTTTTTTGATTCAGCCATTATAAACTACTCCCTATCTTAACATTTTTTCCAAATTTATCCCACATCCTACCGATAATTCTTACCAATTCTTTTTCACTTTTTTTATTTAATTTGTTTTTGATATCATCGTTTGCCTTATTGTAAATCTGTTTGAACAGACTAGCAGACATACCATCAACGGTCACTCCACCCACCTTGTCAAACCCTTTGTCAGCAATCTTAAATAGTTTCTCAACACCCTTTGATGGTTGTGGAACACCAAGATGACTTATTTTACCCATGCCTGATTTACCTTTAAGTTTTACGGCCTCTTTAATTTTTTTACCACCCATTTGTTTATAAATCTTTATCAGATTTTCAAGGTGATCTTCATCTCTAGCGTTAGTAACTCTACCTTGTTTCTTAATCTTCTTCTGAAACATCTTGATAGCATCTTCTAACTTTTTAAGTTCCATACCAGCTTCATTCACGCCT